ACAATTGATGAAAAATCAAGCAATTCCAAGGATAACCTCTTTGTTTGTTACAATGAACGCACAAATATTATTAATATTACCACATTTGAAACATTACATAAATACGAAGAAGAGGAATTATATAATCACGATCTTCGTGATTCGCGTAGTAAGATGCTTTGTCCGGGAGAAGAGCAAAAAATAAATAATTTGTTGGTTGATTCTGAGAAAAAACACGTGCGGTTTGTAGAACCTGAAAAACCAGTTGAGATAAGGGCGACTCGTCCTAAAACTCCGCCCATAAATAGACAGCAAGTTATTAAAAAACCTCAAGCTATAAATAGGTATTCTCCTTATTATGCATCTTCCATGGGTATTCGTCCAAAATCAGTTCCGAGTGCATCCATCGGTTTGGGTGGAATACGATAATTGACTTTATTTCTTCCATACATATACCATTTCTTGATACTCATTTTGCCTCTTGCTTTTTTTATATGGAAAAATTTCTTGGGGAAGACCCAAAAGTTTTATACAGACATTATCGTAGACTTCCTTATTTACATTTAATATATAAGTCCCGCCTGGTTTAAGGTGTTTGTATGTTTCTGTAAATAGGGGAATATAAAATTTTTGGTCCATTTCTTCTTTAGATTTATAAATGGCATTATTTTCGTATTTTTGAATAAAATAATAAGGGGTTGATGTAAAGACAAAATCATACTCTATTTTTGAATAGTCTACTGTGAGGGCACACTGAAATCGCATGTCTATTTCCGTTGTGGACCCTTGTTCTTTTAAAAACGTGGTAAGATTTTTGTAGGGTTCCTTTAAACTGGTATTAAGATCAACACCGACATATTTGGTCACATTTAACACACTTGCAGCTGTCGCAGCTCCTCCCCATCCTGCGCAAAAATCTAAGATACAGGTTGGTTGATATTTGGCGTAAATCTCCATGTAGACCAGTGGGCGTATAATATTTATTGCGCTGATGCAAATATTGTAGACCTCTTTTAAAACCACGTATTTATTTTTTTTCCCAGTTTTGTTTTTTACAGTTTCATAATAAATCATCATGTTTTTTATGAATTTTTTCTTTTCAAATTCTTGAAAATTTGCGACAAATTCATAGAAATTTACATCATATTTGCCCCGGGTTTCAAGGCGTTCTGTAAATGTAAAATTGTCTACAATATTGTTTCCTATACGTGATCTTTCAGAGACATTTTTTGCATTTATACCGATTTCTCTCAATTGTTTATATTCTTTTAAAATTTGTTCAGTAGTAATTGGTTTTATAGCTCTGGATATTTCTTGCTTTTCATTTGTGGAGAATATCATTGTATAGTTCATAGGAAATAAAAATGATTTTTTCACGTAAAACAACATAAATAAGTTTTACGGGTTTATATTATATGTTATCAAGTATTCAAGACATTCAACATGCATTTTATATTAATTTAGATCACAGGACAGACAGAAAAACTCACATTGAAGAACAGCTTTATTTGGTTGGAATAAATGCAAAGCGATTCAATGCGGTAAAACTTGATAATGGAGCAATTGGTTGTAGTATGAGCCATCTTAAAATTCTACAACAAGCAATAAAAGATGGATTGCCTCACGTTGCAATAATTGAAGATGACACGTTATTTTTAGACCCAGGTTTATTTGTAACGCAATTCAACCAATTTTTAAAGACACATGATACATGGGACGTTGTTTTAATGGCTGGAAATAATGTACCTCCATTTGAGAGAATAGATAATACATGCGTGCGCGTTAGCCATTGTCAAACTACCACTGCTTATATAGTGAATGGTCATTATATGGAAACTCTGGCAAACAATATTAAAGAAGGAATACAGAAACTTATGAGAGAACCCGAAAAACATATTATGTATGCCATTGATAAATACTGGCTTCAACTACAAAAAAAGGGGTATTGGTTTTTAATTACTCCATTGACGGTTGTTCAGCGGGAAGATTATAGTGACATAGAAAAACGTGTGACAAATTATAATAGTTTAATGACGGATTTAGAAAAACGTCATTTCAAACCTAATGTACTGCGACGGATTATCTGAATAAAAAATTGAGTAAAACTCATATAAAAATATGATATGATATAGAATATCAAGTCATATTTATTGTAAATGCCCAATTCAGATATAGTTAAAATTTTAGATGAAATTAAATATGACAAGGGGTTTCAACGATTCAGATTAACAAATGTTATTTCCCATGTTGCAGTAATTGTATATAGAGGAAAAATCATAGCAAAAGCGGCAAATCGCATTGGTTATAGATCTGAAACAAGTAGAAGTTTTTATAATACGTATTTGCACACGGATAAAAATTTTCATGCAGAAGAGAATGTTGTAAGAATGCTGGGAAACTATAATAAACTGAAGGATGCGGATATGTATATTATGCGTTTTGGACGCGGAGACAATGACGGATCATATGTAAATTCAAAACCGTGTGCAAAATGTGCGTGTTTCTTAAATAAGTGCATGAGGGAATATAAACTGAGGCGGGTGTATTATACCACTTAACAGGGAACCAAGGTTCCCCCGTTCGCCCCCTCCTTTACACCGGTTTTGATTCTTTTCTAAACGCGTATCCATCCATGCGGGCATAAATCTTCAATACTTTTATTTTGCTCCGGTTGAAACCACTTTTCCGGATAGCAAACTATTTTATCAGGATAATCATTCAAATATGCCCCCCACCAACTAAATGTGCTATTTGCTATTATATTATGATCACATAATGTCATGATAAGAAGTTGCTCCCAATCTGCATAACTGTCGTCTATGCGTTTAAACTCAATACCCTTGAATCCAGGAACAGATTTCAGTTTTTCAATGATTGCATTCACATGATCTATGTCTTGGGATTCGCAGAAATATAATACAGTGATCGGTTTGTTTTTCGGAATATGAAATAAACTTTTTGTGTAATAGGTCTCATCTAATATGGGATACACTTTTGGCAAAATCGTGTAATCTCCAACGCGAAAATGCATGCTGACATAACACATTCGTGGTAAAAAGGGGTTATTTTTTGCCAATAATTCATCTTGTTGTTGTTTGAGTTGGAGCGCTTTTAATAAAAACGGTTTACAATGGTCAAAATATTTATAGCTTTGATAATAGCCGAGCAGTTGAATATTTATATTTTTATGGTTTTGAGGAACAGGAATGGGTTTATATGTGAAATCGGGTTCATTAATCGCGACGTGTATTTTAAAATTGATCGGTTTGACAAATCTGGAAAATCCCCTTAAAAACGATGTCCAATACGTTTCGCGAAAGGTGGAATTTTCATCGTTACTGTGTGTAAAGACGGGAGCTTGTTCCAAACTGAGTGCATAAGAAAATGTGCTGAAGAGTTGGAACAGTTGATTTCCTAATCCACCCGTTAAATTATATACGATCATAAATTATTGTGAAAAAGATGTTTAATATTTTTTATTTGGATATAGTATATTTTAAAAATCCTCTGACAAGTCAAACGCATCTTCAGTGGATGATTTATTTGCTAATCCATATTCTCCAACCTTGCGTTCAAAGAAGTTCGTCTTTCCCTCCAAGCTAATCAGTTCCATAAAGTCAAATGGATTTCCCACATTGTAAATCTTATTATAACCCAACTGTACAATAAGACGGTCTGCTACAAACTGTATATATTGTGTCATGAGTTGGCTGTTCATGCCGATAAGACGGCAAGGGAGAGCATCACAGATAAATTCCGTCTCTATTGTGACGGCGTCTTGTATCAGGCGGCGAATGGTTGATTCCTCCAATTTATCTTGAAGTTTGGTATATAAAAGTATAGCAAACTCCGTATGAAGTGCTTCGTCGCGCGAAATAAGTTCATTTGAGAATGTAAGACCGGGCATGAGTCCGCGTTTCTTCAACCAGTAAATACTGCAAAATGCTCCACTAAAGAAGATCCCTTCTATGCATGCAAACGCAACAAGTCGGGTCGCAAAACTACTGTCTTGATCCTTGATCCACTTCTGGGCCCAGTCTCCCTTCTTTTTAATACAAGGATAATGGTCCAACGCAGTAAACAAAACGTGTTTCTCGTCTTCGCGTTTTATATACGTGTCAATAAGCAAACTATACGTCTGACTATGAATATTTTCCATTGCGATTTGAAATCCATAAAATGCGCGCGCCTCTGCTAATTGGACTTCCCCCATAAACCGGACTGCCAAATTCTCCAAGACGATTCCATCGCTGGCTGCGAAAAACGCCAAAATCTTTGAAATAAATCCGCGTTCATCTTCATTTAAGGTATCCCAGTGTAAAAGATCTTTTGACAAATCAATCTCTTCCGCGCGCCAAAAACAGTCCACCTGTTTTTTATACATTTGCCAGATATCGTTATCCTTGATGGGAAACATCACGTAACGATTATCATCTGGTGTCAAGAGAAGATCTCCCATTATTGCTATATATAGTACGTAGATTTTATACTGTTTCTCCGAAGACTATAATACCTTTCAATTTTATTGAACGCGTTGGATGGCTGCATATATGATGACAAATCAATAACACATAAAAATAACACAAATTTCAGGTAACTTTATTTTCTTTACTTATTGTATAAAATATTAGCATTTACAGCGCTTATTTTTATTACAAACGTAGTAACAGCTTTTTATAAAAAATACTATTTATATTCCCTTTTATTTTTATCTCTTTTTATATCGTCAGTAATATATCATAGTAATAATAATATTTATACAAATGCAATAGATAAAGTTTGTATATTTGCAGTAGTTTCTTATGGAGCTTATACGCTATATAATAAAAAATCAAAAGAAAACATGTGGTTATTGGCGTTAAGCGTTCTCTCCTTTTTTGCCACATTATTTTTATTCTTTTATGGTTACACAATGAAGCAATACTGTTATCATCCAGATACCATAGTTGGTAACAAATATCACGGTTTACTACATATCATAAGCTCATTTGGGCACCACTGTATTATATTTATGTAGTATTTATGGAAATAAAATACCACCAAATAATAGGATATGAATTTAGCAGAACGAGATGGAGCATTAACGCGGATTCGCAATCAAATTGCCGCAAAAAGACAGTTTTTATTAGACAAACAAAGGGAGCTGAAAAAGGAGTCGCAATATAATGAATTTTTGAAAAAAATATACAGCGATTATAAGACATACCACGAATATATTATTAGAGAGAAAGAGGAACAAATTGCGGCAATGGAAAGTTTAAAAGACTATATTAAAGATATTATTAAAACAAACCAATTAACAGAAGAACAAATTGCGAATGCAAAAAAGGAACAGGATTATAT